GCATATGAACAAATCCAAGTCCTTGTGACTGAGCTACGGAATAAATTACCTTGTGACTTGCGTGATCTGCAACTTGGGCAAAGAAGGTGAATGTATTGGCATTAGGAACAGACGCAATGGTGTAACCGACTCCGTTTTCCACTAAAGTGGTTGTGCTATTATCCACCACAAAAATCTGTCTTCCAACAGAAAGACCATGAGCCGTCTCACTTACAGTCACAACACCATCTGCAATGCTTGTGTTGTTATTAGCATTGTAATACGTTGTGTTGGCATAGGTGCCATTTGCCACCTTAACAAAGGCTGGGCTACCAGTAACAACGCCGTTCCAAGATAGGGCCGTAAGTCCATCTCGGAAGATGAACACCTTGTTAAACGCCTGAATCATCTCAACATCGTCTGTTATGGTGATGCCAGATGGATAGGCAATGTCAGTTGTAGCTGCTGTTGAGCAATTAACCGCAATGGCTTTAGAATTGAGGGCCAAAATAAAGTATTCGTCGTTGTCATCCGAGGGGTCGGAGAACAAGCAAGAGCCGTAGGCATTGTTGATGTTGCTGCTCAGAAGAGGAGCCCCGGCAAAGTTGTCGAAGTCAATTGAATAGGTTTCGCTACCCGTAGCACCCGTAATGGTGAATGTAAATGTTGTTGAGCCTGTAACGGTAATTGTGCGATTGCCGTTGGGGTTAACTGTTCCCGTAAGCCCAGCGATACCCACTTGCGTGCCTGTAATAAACCCATGTGCAAGAAGGGTTGTAATCGTAACCGTCGTTGTGCTGCGAGTTGCGCTACTAATTGTTTGATTGGTCCAGACGTAGAACGGAACAATCAACGCTTCGCCGCTATTACCAAGCTGAGGCCCAAAAGCATTAGACCCTTTTCGGGGTTGCCAAGCACCGTCAATGTCCATGCGTCCATTGATGGACACAGCCAGCTCGCCAGACTTTAATTGATCGGGGCGCAATCGGGCATTGATTCGTGAGAATCCAATGTCCACCTCATCATTGAACTGACTGTCTTTTTCGCCAAAAGTGTTATAACGAGCCATTGGCCTATCATACCCTACTGTGCCTTAGCACAATTAGGAACAGGACTTACGTTTGCCGTAGGCTGCTTTGCCAAAACCCTCGTAGTCCTTCTTCTTGTTCTCTTTCTTTTCGTGCTTAATCATCTGCTTGCGTGACTTGTAGTTTTCGTTTTTCATAAAAAGATATTAGCACGACCATGCTTTTCGGCTCCAGTAGTTGGCCGATAGTTTGTTAGATGTGCCCTTGATGCCGCCGGAACGGGCACAATAGGAGGCTTTCCGGCTAGGAACGCTCTTCTTGATGGACATATTGGCATCCCCAAAGCGTATCACCTTGGACTTCCCATTAGCACAGGCGCGGACTACAGACTTCTTGCCGCCGCTAATGTCTCGCCTAGGGCTGTTACAGGGTAGATTGCGTGGGTTCATGGGTCAAATGGCCTTAAATCGCAAGGAAACAGGGTTCTAGGGCCTATTGGCTTCCTTCTTCTTACGGCGTTTCGGCTTAATTATAACAGAAGGAGCCTTTTTAGCCCCAATCCACGGAGCGACGGCAAAGACCATTCCAAGCCCGGCCGCGACGCTCGCGAACCGTTCAAACGTGAGAAGCGCCCGGTCTGCGGCCTCCTTGTGCGTGCGCGAAATCGTCAGCTCCTCATGCAGCGCCTTGTTGATCAGCGCCGTCATCGGCTCGATGACCGCGTAAAGTTCGGCGGTCATGGCCGGCGAGTTGAGCGTTTCAATTTGCCCGGCGTCGCAGGCTGAACGCGCTTTCTTGAGGTAGGCTGCAACGAGTTTGTGCTGCGCCACGAGTTCCACCGGGTTGCCAAATTCCGCGAGCAATCGCTCCGCCTCGGCTTGGAGCTTCGCCAGCGAGTCGCAAAACTCTTTGGCGTTGATCAGTCCCTTGCTTGCCTTTGCCTGACCGTCCACGATAGCCAGCCCGTAAATATCGAAAAGCGGACTGAGCACGTTGCTCGTCATCGCAAATTCTTTGTCGCTCGCCGCGATGTGCTCCGAGACCGATTTCACGGTGACCACTCCGACGCCTGCGAAACAAACGACGACCGCGGCGAGCGCAGCGGTGATGACCTTCGGGCTCATTTCTTCAGGAACCTGCCCGGATTCTTGGAATACTTTTTTGCGAGCGTCGTGATGCCGTCGATAATCTCCGGCGCGAGCAGACCGGCGACGCCGTAGGTGACCGCCTTCACAAGTGAGCTGACCTCGATCTGCTCAACGATAAACCATGCGAGCGTCGAGACGATGGCCGCCATGATAACGCGCCGCACGCTGTCCCAGATCGTCCCTTGGATCGGGTTGGCCAGTAGGCGAGCAATCATGCCAGCGCCGCCAATCACCGCAGTCAGCCAGCCCGTTTCTTTCCAGAGCTTGGCCACTTCCATGAGGTCTTTGTGCTCGTTCATTTTTTTCGCATCTCCATGATTTTTTCAAGTGTGCGACCGCCGAAATAGAACGACATGATGAGCATGCCCCACTGACCGAGCAGCGAAACGTAAGACTCGTTGGCGTTGTATCCGAAGGCTGACATGCCCGCGAAAATAAAGTAGCCAGCAAGGATTGCCGCGAGCGTCATTGGCCGAATGTTTTTCGACCACCACGAGTCCGAAGCCATGTCCGCTTTGAGGCGGTCGGTCAGGTTGTCTTGCTCGACGCGGTAGGCTTCGAGGTCCGCGTTCATCTTCGCCAGCTCGCCGTTCTGCGCCAGCGCCGTGAGTTCTAGCTGCGCCTTGGCCTTCGCTTCCGGGTCCGGAATCAGCTTGTCGATCAGCTTCGTGCCGATGCCTAGAACTTCAGCGAGTGGAAACATGGGTTATACCTTCTTCGGATTCGTCAAACGACGAAACAGGAAATAAGGCAACCAGACCCATTTTGGAATCTTCGTCACCTTTACGTTAGTGCTTTCAATAAACGGCATCTCTGCATCCCAGAGCTTTACCCTAATAGGCGAGCCGTCTGGCGAGGTGCAGCTAATAATAGACACGTTGCGCGTGGGAGCGCGGCCTCGGCTCCAGTAGTTGTCGTATTGCCCAAGCTCAATCGTGCCCGAGATGCAGCATCCGTAGAGCGAAAGCCCGTCAATGGAGCCTTTGGCCGTGATCGACCCAGCCACCGTGCAATTCTGCACGACGTAGTTTTTGCCGCGCACGAAGTCTATCGAGTCCTCCTGCGAGGCTGGAATGGTGAGACCCGACACGCAGAGGTTCGACACGTTGGAGCCCTTTACGAGATCGTCGTAGTTTTCGGGGTCAAGCGGTGCCTGCCACTCAGCCGCGTTCACTGTTAGCCCGTTGTCGGCGGGTCCAACGTAGCTGCGCCAGTTCGTGTCGGAGGTTCCGGCCATGTTACTCGGCTTTCGGTTCCTTTGGCTTTAACGCCTCGGCAAGCTGCTCCGCGCACTTGCGTAGCAAATCGTGGTCGTCGGCCTTCAATGGGGCTTGGCGAGCGGCTGCGTATAGGTTTTGGAGTGCTTCTTGAGCGTTCATGTTAGGAAGCGGCGAGTTCTTGATGCGCGATGGCCGTAACCGCAGCCGAGACTTCGGCGTAGGTGTAGGTCTTGCCGTCAACCGTGACGGTTTTGTCGCTTAGGAGCGGCCATTGAACCGTTGTCCAAGGCGACACGAATACCTGCCCGTCGATGGTGGTTTTCTTTTCGAAGAAAGCAGTAGCGACGGGAGACTCGCCCTGCGGGTCAGTCTGGATGCGTTGTAGCGTGGTGGTGACGATTGGGTCATTCATGGTAGGAAAAAATTAGGAAGAGACGGCTTTGATTACTGCGAAGTTGAAAACGGGCGCTTCGGAGGTCGTGCCGCCCGTAGTGGCGAAGGAAATACGGAAGGAACCCGCGCCAACGGCGGTGACGTGCATCATGTAAAGGTCGGTCCCGCTGCGCTGGTTGACGATGATGGTGTCGGTCGCGGCCACGACGGAGTTGGTGACGGTGAAGCTCTGCCAAAATTCTGAGCCACCATCGGTGAAAAGCGTGATCGCGCCGCACACGGTGTTGAGCGTGACGCCGGTGGTGCGCGAGGTGCCTTGCGTGACTGCGCCGCCCGCGCCGGTCGCGTAGCCGATGCCGCCCGTTGCGGAGGTGGAGCGGATTTGCCCGCCCGCGAAGATCGCCCCCGCATTACCAAACCCACCCGCGTTGACCAAGCTGCCCGTCGTCGTGGACGTGCTGGCGGTGGTGCCGAACACCTTGAGCCCGCCCGTGCCGGAAATGTCGGTCGTGCCGCCGATTAGGAGGTTGCCGTTGGCGGTGAATCGTCCGCCCTCAGTCATTGTTCCTGAAGTGTTTTCAGTCCAGATGCCCAGATACCCACCGGGAGTTCCTGCCGAAGCGTTTGCCGCGATAAAGCGAACACCTTCACGACTTGTCCCGTTTGGAATGTAAAAGGATTGCTGGATTCCCCGGTCTGCGGCTTGGTTTGCAAAACTTTCCAATCGCAAGGCTTCGGGGGTTCCTCCGGTTGCAGTAATTCGAGAGGTAAGCCCAACTCCAGAAACGAATTCTATGGTTGCGCGTGCTGTGTTCAGGGTGCCCGCGATGCCTACGCCGCCCGCAACAGTGAGGGCTCCTGTCGTTGTGGACGTGCTGGCGGTGGTGGAGGACAGCGAGAAATTTCCAACGCTCGAAAGCGTGGCCCGCTGCGTCATTGCGCCGCCTGCTGGTCGCGTCCAAAGGGTAAGTGCGCCTGCCGTGTTGTTATCGGTGCCGTTTTCCTTTTGGCCTTTAAGCCCGGCGAAGGTTCCCTGAGAAGTGCCTGTAAATACGCCGCCAAGTTGAATCGTGCCGCCGTTGGCGATGGCGCTAGTTCCGGTTGCTATGACTGAAAATTGGGACAGACCACTGCTTATGTCGCGCAAGCCACTAATCACGTCTAGCGTGCTTCCAAAGTTAGCCGCCCCCGCATTACCAAACCCGCCCGCGTTGATGAGCGAGCCGGTCGTCGTGGATGTGCTGGCGGTGGTGTTTGTGCTGTTGATTAGGCCCGTGGTGTAGAGGCCGGTGGTCGCGTTAATCGCCGTGACAGTAGTGCCGTTCACGGTAAAATTAAACTCCCCGCCCGTTGGGACGTTGGACAGAATCCGCGTGCCAACTCCGTTTGTCCCGATGGCTAACTCGGATGCGCCGGGAACCACTCCGGGACCAGTAAATACGAACCGACTGCCGGTGGAAACAAGCCCCCCGAAGTAACCCGCCCCCGCATTGCCAAACCCACCCGCGTTGACCAAGCTCCCGGTCGTGGTGGACGTGCTGGTGGTGGTGCCGGAAACAGACAAAGTGCTGGCAAACGTCGCCGCGCCCGTGGTTCGGACAATACTCAACCAATCGTTGCCGCCGATTGAAAGCCGCAGATCGCCGCTCGTGGCTATGTTGCGAAAGGACCACTGCCCAACCCCGCTTTGATTGAGCGCAAAATTTACTTCGGTGCCGGTTGACCCAAAAACGGAAACAGGAGCCGAAAACGTCGCCGCGCCCGTCGCGCTCGCGAACGTCAACGCGGTGCCGAACGTGCCGGTGCCTAGGGTGAGGTTGGAGGCGGCTGGCGAGGTGAGAGACGCCGAGATTGGCGTCGTGAGCGTGGGAGACGTAGAGAGCACGTTTGCGCCGCTGCCCGTCGAGGTGGTCACGCCTGTGCCGCCAGAAGCCACTGCAATTGGGGTGGAGGCACTAACCGTGGTAAAGGCACCCGTAGATGGGCTAGAAGCCCCAATAGCCGTGTTTGTAATGCCAACGGCGGAATAGTCGGTGCTAACACCAACTACGGCTCCTGTGCGCCCAAACACGCTAGAAACAGCGTCCGTCAAATCTACCTTTTCCCAAGCCGTGCCGTTGCTGATAATCCAGTCACCGACGCCAAACGTAATGCTAAACTGCGTTCCAGCCGTGCTTACAACGTAATAGTCGCCCTTGGTAGAAACCGCAGGCGGGTTGTTTAAGGTTGGATTGTTTGTCGAAGCATTCCATGTCCCTTTGTAATTGACCGGGCCGCTAACAATCAGCGGGGGAGAATAGTTGATGATTTGGTCAAAAATGCCGGACATGGTTAAATGTAGTTGAGTTCGCTAATCGTAAACACGCCCGTTCCGCTTACGGAAATTACCTTGGCGTTTTTTGCCCAGCCCGCGCTCCAGATACCGCTGTTACCATCCTTGAAAATGTGGCCAACGGAAGTAGTGGGAGTAGAGCCATCAATGGTGAGCCGAATATCTGCTCCGTCTAACGTCCAATAGATGTGACTGGTGTTTGGATTGAGGGCCGCGACAATGAAGTTGGTAGCTGTTCCACCAACCGAAAGCGTTCGCATGGATGTTCCGCTAACTGGAAGCACCTGCATTGGTCCGTTAACTATGCGTGAGTTTGACATGGTTAGACAGTAAATGGGGTTGCGTGAACCGAAGCATCCGTAGAAGCAGCGCGAATAAACTTAGCCGCAAGAGCCGTGCTCTTATTCCAAAAAAACGGGGGCGTCAGTTTCTTAAACAAATGACCATTCGTAGCGGTAGGTGTGCTACCATCAAAAGTCACCATAACATCGTCACCCTGAATATCAATTAGGATGTATTTCGTCTTGGACGAAGACCAAACATTCGTAAGAGCAACTGCCGCTGTGCTTACAGCAAGGCGTTCGTCGGCCTCCCCGGTTGGAGACGGATAGAGATTAACAACAAGGGAGTTATTCATTAGCGTGATTGTGTTGAAACGTAGGTAGAAATGCGGCGAAACAAGAAGTTGTTATTGCGCTGATTCTGGGCCTTGCTCAACTCTAGCATAAGGTAGCTCATGGCAATTTGTTCTTCGGCAATAGCCTTGTCAACCTGACCGTCCATACGAAGGAAATCGGCATAGGTAGCGTGAGCTGCATAGTGGAAAAACTCTAGTGGAATATCAACCGCAGCAGTGGTGTATGGACCGGGCCATTCCTTTTTGTAGCCAACCCAAAACCCAAGGTTGCCTGTCGCGTTGTTAATGACTGTCGCGCCATTGCTATCAACGAAGAAGTCGTATTCGTAAGATGGGTTTGTGCCAAATGGATTGGCGTTCCAGATACGGTTGTAGTCCGAGATGTCGTCAATGGCCGCAGGGGACACGGTGGCGGTGCCGCTATACGTCTCAACCCCTGTTCCGGATGCAAGGCTGTAGGTAAATGTGTCGTTACTCAGGTTGGTTGTTTCAATGCTTACAACTGTCTGGGTTCCATTGGGGCTAACCGTTCCGGTGAGCCCTGACACAACAACAGTCATTCCAGCAACAAAGCTGATAGAAGCCGTGCAAACAATTGTAACCGTTGTCCCGTTACGCGAAGCAGACGAGGATGTTCTAACTCCAGCAACATCATCGTATTCACGGGCAATTAAATTATTTGTAGCTGGCCTCACCTGTGCGCCCACGATGTAACGTGGCCACGTAGGGCTGAAGTCATACGCCTCATACAAGCGACGATTGGCCATTGCCAACACTTTCGATTGTTCAAGCACAGTGAACGCATCCACGCCCGAAAGAGCTTGGACAAGTGCTAGCAACTCGGAATATGACTTGTTTTTCATTAAACTCTATTGGGGGAAAGTTCAGGCATCTTCTTGTTGAAGAATCGCATGAAATCTTTGCTGTGAACCGTCTCGTATCCGTATTTCTTCACAAGCCGGAAATACTCACGTCCCGGCATAACACCTATGCACTTCCCCAAGCCGGGAACGCTCTTGTGGTTTTTCATCACAGACGCTTGTGCGCGAGCTACATTAGTGCGCTCAAACTCCGTTGCCCTTTCTTCCACAAGACTCTCTTTCACGATGTTGATAATCTCGTTATCAATTTCTTCTTTGGAATAGGTTTTTGGTTTATTGATGATATTCATGCAAAACGAAATTGGCCACCCCAGTTAAGAGGTGGCCAAGTTTAACACAACTAAAAAGTTGGCTTAGGCGAGACTAACCAAGCGGAACTTAAACTTCACCTGACCAGCGGTAAGCTCGTTGAGCGAGTAATCCGTCCCAGTCGAGACGTTGGGGGTGAACTTCAGATCAATGGTGTCGGCTGCGGTGTAAACCTTGCCGTTCTCATTGTCGATGTATGCACCCGTGTCAGCAACGTATGTGATTTCAGTCTGGTCAACGTGCAGAGCCGCAGTTGTCAGAAAGCCATCATCATCCGTGCCGTCGCCAACAATGACGTTCAGCTCATCGCCGCCGCCACTGTCGTCGAACGCAGTCACCAGATAGGCCGAGACATCCGTAACCATAGTTCCGGCTGGAATGGCATACGTGAATGTCTTGGTTGCGTTGTCAGCCAAAGTGCCAGCATTGGCAACCGAGAAGGCTGTGAAGTCGATAACAAGCTCGTCGGTCATCCCGAACGCGCTTTCATTTACTGTGAGTTTAGGCATATTGGTATTCCTTTCGTTGGATTATGTGAGGGCAGTGATCTTGCCGTGAGCACCGGGGTGTTTCACGATGAGAGTCAAGGCGCAGTCAACGTAGCCGCGTTCGCCACCACCAAGGTTAGGGAGACGGGTCGAGCCAGTTGGGATGAGTTCAGCAATGCCGTAATACTCGGGATTAACCAAGTAGCCGGTGTCCTTGTTGGTCGTATCTGGAGCGCAGTCAGGATTCATGTTGACGATGGACACGATGCCGTGGTCGGACTCGTAGAGTTCAACCGACAGCTTAATAGACGCCTCGCCGCCATCATAGCTAACTTTGCGAACCGAGTAGTCCGAGCTACCCGAGGTGCGAGCAAAGTCGCTGATAACGCGACGGAGCGATGTGTCGGCAACAAGCGTCAAACCGTTGCTCATGCCAGTAACGCGGAAGATGCTGGTGATGAGATTGTTGAAAACGGTTTCCGTGAAGGTCGTGCCGGTGCTCTGAATCGAACCCGCTGGGGTGCGATAGGCCGCTGGAACGTCTGCCGGACCTGCGCTATCAATCCAGTCGCCAAGACCACGAAGGCCGTATGGCGTGCCCGCGCCGTCCTCAATCGAACGGTCGTTGTTAGAGCAGAGAGTAGCCTCGATGTCGCGCTTGATTTCGCGCACCGATTTTGCCTCAGCTTGGGCAATCTTTGCTGGACCAACGCTGTCAACAGCGTTCTGCAAATCGCTAACCATGTAGTCGCGGCGGAACTTTTGGATATAGTTACCGAGGCGAGCGCGGTTGGAGAATTTGTCCGTGAATGAGGTAACGTCTGCACCTTCTGCAACGCCCGTTGTGGTGGGGGCAGCAAGGCTATCGACAGTCCACTCAACGTAGGTAGCGGTAGCTTTGGATTTAGAGGCGGACGAAAGAACTGGTGTCTCCTCGGGAGCGAGGATTGTCAGAACGTCTGTGAGGTCTTCGCGGTTAGAAACAGCGGCACCGGGATTAGTTGTATCGTAGGTATTAGAAAAGGCCATATTATTAAAAGTTTACTTGCGTTTAGTTTTTTGAAGGGTGCGGAAGGCAATATAGTCGCCTATGCTTCCTGAGTCCATAAGGCGCGTTCGAGCGTCTTTCACGGCCTTTTCGCCCTTCACTAATGGCCGCTCATTGGGTGCGGCATATAGATCGGGACTACCGGGCGGATTGACCTTGTGACCGGGCTTATCAAGACTGATGAGTTTGCGGCCATACAACGAGTTAGCGGCGTGCGCCAACAGGTATGGGAGTTGAGGAGCAATTTCCGGCATCACATCCTCAATGTTTTTGAGGCGTGGGTCGGACATCATTGCTTGGTATTGGCGACGAATATCGTTGTCTTCTTGCGAAGACAGCCAATCCAACTCTTTTGTAGCTTGGTTCTGAAAGGCGGAACGTAGCGACTTGCGCTGTTCCTTGGCGTTTAACTCCTTTTGCTGGGCGGGAAGATATTTGTCCCGTGCTTTTCTTGCACGACGCAAATGATCTTTTACCTCAGCTTTGGTAAGGTCTTTGCCATCCACACTGGCGGCAATATCCTCATATCCAAGAGTCTCAGCTTTATCAAGAACATCCTCAGCCCACTCAATGACTTCGTTAACTTGCTCAGATTGTTTACTGAGTTCGTCCGCAGTTTTGATGTGCTCGTAGGGGTTGTTCTCAACCTTTGGCTCAAGGGCGGTTTTATTGCTCTGCTGTTGGAGATAGGACTCCATTTGCGCCATGCGTTCCTCGGCCATTTTTCGTTTGGCCGTAAGTTCCGCAATGCGTTTAAGCAGACCAGATTTACCCTTTTGAGCAAGCTCGGCAATGTCATCATCTGACAATTCCGTTAGGTCAAGTTGTGAAAGAACATCCTTGCCTTTGGTGTTGGTTGAATCCTGAGCTTCGCCACCTTCCTGTGGGTCTGGCGATTCAGTATTTTCCTCTTCCGCTGGCGCGGCCTTAATAGTGGGCTCTTCGACAATCTCTTGCTTCTGTGTTACAGGAGCCGGAGGCTTGGCTTTAAGCTCACCCAAACGACGAACAGCATATTCGTTCATCGTGATGTTAGACTTATCATTACTCACTGTTGATTTATCGTCCCCAGCGGCGGACGGTGCGACATTAGACATATTATTGTTTTCCGCTGACTTTACGCCACAGCGATTGCGTGGGGCCATCATAGCAAAGATTTTGTTTGCTATTTTGCGACTAGGCATGGAGAAACATTAAACGCCCTTGTAGCTCAGTGGTAGAGCACCAGTTTTGTAAACTGGCTGTCGTAGGTTCAATCCCTATCGGGGGCTCCACTATCTCCCCATCCGTCGCAGCTGGATGGTGTTGAAGCCACCAGCTACGAGGATTTCGTCGCATTGGAGAATACGTCCGCTAATCTGCTGAATCCTATCAGCACTTACGTCATGAAGCTGT